TTGTACCTTCTGCTTTGCAGTTTACAGCAACTAGACTTTTAGAATCGCAATTTAGAGTTGGTACTTCAGATAATGATATTAACGCTATCGTAACTAATGGTGCTATACCTGAAGGTTACATGGTAAATCATTATTTAACCGACACTAATGCTTTCTTCATAATCACCGATGTTCCTAATGGAATGAAACATTTCAATAGAACAGGCATGGAAACATCTATGGACGGAGATTTTGATACCGGTAATGTGAGATATAAAGCTAGAGAAAGATACTCATTTGGTGTATCTGATCCTCTAGGTATTTACGGATCACCCGGTTCAAGCTAAACTTATAGGGGAGTTAATACTCCCCTTTTTTCGTATCTAGGGATTTTTTTATCTAGCGACTGACCTAGCAGACTAACCAAGACGCTAGAATTTTATAGGTATATATTATGGGAAACTCAACTTTTAATGGACCGGTAAGGTCTGAGAATGGCTTTACAGTCATTTCAAAAAATTCAACAACAGGTGCTATCACTACTGAATTTACTTTAGATGGTGATGGTATGAAGGTTACACCTGTAGCTTTAACTGATGCAGATACAACACTAACAGCAACAGCAAATGGTGGTCGTGTCAATGTAGTTCCAGCTATTACAGGTAATAGAACTCTTACATTACCAAGCCCTGCTGCTGGTGTTTATTTTAAATTTATTTATGGCGGTGCAGCAGAAGAAACAGAAAACCTTATCATTGATACAGGTTCAGATACTAATTTCTTCTTGGGTGGAATAATTCATTTAGATTCTAATGCAGACAATGTATCTGTTTATGCTGATGGCGATTCAAATTCCAAACTTACTTTAACTGACTTTGGTTTATTTGAAATCAATATCTTAGGTAAAGATTCAACGAACTGGTATATTTGGGGCAATCAAGAAGGTGAAGATGCACCAGCATTTACTGACCAATCTTAATTAGGAGTAAATTATGGCTGATGCAGTTACATCTACAACAATTTTAGATAGTGATAAAGATTTTATAGTTCAGCTTACAAATGTTAGTGATGGCTCAGGTGAAAGTGCTGTTACTAAAGTTGATGTAAGTGGTTTAAATTCAAATACATTAAATGGTAAATCTTGTTCCGGAGTAAAACTTTTAAAAGTTTATTATTCAATTTTAGGCTTTGATAAAATAGGTTTATTTTGGAACGCATCAAGCAATACTTTGTGTATGGAATTAAATCCAAGTGCTGATGGAGTTTTGGATTTTTCACCTTTTGGTGGATTACAAAATACATCAGGATCAGGAAAAAACGGAGATATAAATTTAACCACGACTGGACACAGTTCGGGTGATACTTATATGATCGTTTTACATTGTATTAAATCATTTGACTAGGGTGAATTATGTCTTATAAAAAAGAAGAAAACGGGAAGTTTGTTAATGGCGACCCCGCTTTTCTTATATGGGAGGGAGAAAAACTTATAGCTGGACCTATTAGAGAACAAGAAGCTAATTCTATGTTAAAAGAATTAAAATCTGCATCTAGTAAAACAGTTAAAAAAAGTTCTCCTAAAAAATCAACAAAAAAAACTACAATAAAAAAGGTGAAAAAAAATGGCAAAAAAAAGTAAATATGGTTCAAAAATGAGAGGCGGAAGAAATACTAAGATGAAATCTAAAGGTTCATCTAAAATGAAAATGCCTCAAACTTTTAATGATGTAATCAGGAGAAAAATAGGCGGTAGAGTTTAATAGTGAGCCGAGCCTCTAAAGACTCAAGATTAAAAAGGGCAGGTGTATCGGGGTACAATAAACCAAAGCGTACCCCTAGTCACCCTACTAAATCCCACATTGTTGTCGCAAAAGAAGGCAATAAAATAAAAACTATTAGATTTGGACAGCAAGGTAAAAAAGTTGGCACATTATCAGGTACTGCTGGTAAACCAAAAAAAGGAGAATCTAAGCGTATGAAAGCAAAAAGAAAATCTTTTAAAGCAAGACACGCTAAGAATATTAAGCGTGGCAAAATGTCAGCAGCTTATTGGGCAGATAAAGTAAAATGGTAATGTCTCGATCAGCTTTTAAACAAAGCACATTAAAAGCACCAGCATCTAAAAAAAATAAAGTTCCACATAGAACAAATGAGAAGCAAAAAAGACCCAAAAGTAGGAACCGGTAAAAAACCAAAAGGCTCAGGTCGTAGGTTATATACTGATGAAAATCCTAAAGATACTGTTAGTATAAAGTTTGCTACACCAACAGATGCTAGAAAAACTGTAGCTAAAGTAAAAAAGATTAAAAAGCCTTTTGCTAGAAAAATACAAATACTAACAGTATTAGAACAAAGAGCAAAAGTTGCAGGTAAAAATCAACAAGCAAGAATAGCTAAAGCAGGTAAAGAAGCTATTAGGAGAAAACATGGCAAGTAGCGGTACAACAGCGTTTAACTTAGATTTATCAGATATTATTGAAGAAGCGTATGAGCTTTGTGGTATAGAATTAAGATCAGGTTATGACTATAGGACTGCAAGAAGAGCATTAGATTTATTATTTCTTGAATGGCAAAATAAAGGATTAAATTTATTTAGTGTTGAAACAGGCACACAAACTTTAACTGAGGGAACATCTACCTATAGTTTAGGCAGTAATGTTTTAGAAATTATTGAAGCATTTATTAGAACAGACTCAGGTGATACTTCAAAACAGTTTGACCAAAATTTAAGAAGAATATCTGTTAGTGAATTTTCACATATAGCTAATAAATTAACCAAAGGCAAACCAAGTTTATTTTTTTTAGATAAAGGTGTAGAGAATCCTACAATAAATCTTTGGGCAACTCCCGATGGTTCTGCAACATATACTTTAGTGTATTTTTTTATTAAGAAGATAGAAGATACAGGTAAACCTGCAACTAACAACGCAGGTGTACCTACAAGGTATTTACCTTGCATGACCGCAGGATTAGCTTACAACTTGGCTTTAAAAAAAGAAGAAGCTAATGCAAGGATACCTATTTTAAAACAAAGGTACTTAGAATTATGGAATGAGGTTAGTGATGCAGATAGAGAAAGAGCATCTGTGAGGTTTGTTCCATATAGTTTTTATAATTAATATGGCATACGCACAAGGAAAAAAAGCATTAGGTATTTGTGATAGATGTGGTTTTACTTATAAGTTAAGAGAACTTAGATATGAAGTAGAAAATAAAACTAGAAATGGATTAAAGGTTTGTTATGAATGTTTTGATCCTGATCACCCACAATTTGATGTTAATAATATAACTACCATTGATCCACAAG